CATCGGAAAAGCGCGCCAAGGTCGTGGGGGACGCGCGTCCACGGGCGCGCCACAATGAAGAAACCGCTCCGCGGGGGCCGGATTTCGCTGCGAAAACGCAGCGTTTTTTGATGGCTTTTTTCGGGGAGCAGGGCGGAGGATTCACGGATGAAGGAAGCAGATGTGAAGACCGTCGTCGAGATCGCCGGGAAGATCCCGGAGAAGGCCAGGACGTCCAGGGCGAAATCTTCGGCGAAGGGCAAAAAGACAGCCGGCAAGCGGTCGAAGGCGCGGACCGGGAACGAGAAACTGACGCCGGCGGCGATCTACCGAAAGATGATCTCATTCGGAAAGGTCTACCAGGTCGAAAAGGAGCAGGACTTCATCGAGGCCGCGCGGATCTACGCCGAAGAGGCGGGCCTGATCGACCAGATCCGGGACCAGATCGCGGAAGAGGGCCTGACGGTCCTGAAAAGTTACAAAACCGGTGACGTGCCGGTGGCCCACCCGCTCCTCAGCGAGCTGCCCAGGCATGTCGAGTCAGCGAACAAGTGCCTGGCCACGATCGGGAACATGATCGGAGAACGGGGCGCCAGGGTGGAAAAGGCCGCGAGGGACCTGGACGCCTTCCGGCTTCACTGATAACGGCGGGGTGGTCGGGGAGTGAAGGAAGCAAAGACGAACGCGATCCTCGCCTACTGGGAGGAGATACGGACCGGCGGCGTGACCGTCGGTAAATGGATCAGGACGCTGTATGAGGTGATCCTGAAGGGACTGGAGGAGGAGCGCTGGTTCTACGACGAACGCCTGGCGGACAACGCGGTCCGGTTCATTGAGCGTTTCTGCCACCACTACAAGGGCCAGCTGGCGCCTCGGCGGCTGAAGCTGAGCCTGTGGCAGCGGGCGGCGATCAGCCTAATCTTCGGGATCGTGGACGCATCCGGACGGCGGCAGTTCCGTGAAGTCTTCTGGGTCGTAGGCCGGAAACAGGGGAAAACGCTGCTGACGGCGGCGATCGGGACCTACATGGCCTACGCCGCGGGGGAATACGGATCGGAAATCTATTTCCTCGCGCCGAAGATCGACCAGGCAGATCTGTGTTATTCCGCCCTGGAGTTCAATGTCCACGCGGAACCGGAACTGGACGCGATCACAAAGTCGACGAAGTACAGGGGCTTGATGATCAGTGAGACGAACACGATGGTCAAAAAACTCGCGTTCTCCAGCAAACGATCGGACGGATATTCGCCTCAGTTTTTCTGCGCTGACGAAGTAGCCGCGTGGCCGGGATCGAACGGCCTGCGCCAGTGGGAGGTCATGGTATCAGGTACAGGTGCCAGGAGCGAACCGCTGGGGATGGCGATCAGCTCCGGCGGTTATGAGAATGAGGGCCTGTTCGACGAGCTGATGAAGCGGTCCACGGCGTTCCTGATGGGAAACAGCCGGGAGCAGCACATCCTCCCGATCATCTACATGGTTGACGATCCGGAGAAGTGGAACGACCTGGCGGAACTGAGGAAGGCGCTACCGGGCCTGGGCGAGAGCGTCAGCGAGGACTTCATCCGGAAGGAGATCGCGACGGCGGAGGAATCCATCCCGAAGGCCATTGAGGTAAAGGTCAAATACGCGAACCTGAAGCAGGCGATCAGCACCTGCTGGCTTCGGGCGGAGGACATCGAGAAGGCTTTCGGTTACAGGAAGTCCCTGGAGGAAATCCGCGGGCATTACTGCGTCGGGGGCCTGGACCTCTCTCAAAGCGTCGATCTGACCAGCGCGACGATCGTCACAGAGGTCGACGGGATCCTGTGGGTCCACTCGCATTTCTGGCTTCCGAACAAGCGTCTGGAGGAGGCCACCAGGCGGGACAACATCCCGTATGAGATCTACATCAGGAAAGGCTTCCTGAGCCTGAGCGGCGAGGAGTTCATCAATAATGACGACGTGCTGCTGTGGTTCATGGACCTGGTGAAGAAATATAAGATCTACCCGCTGATCATCGGCTACGACCGGTGGTCAGCCCAGGAAACCGTGCAGAAGCTGAACCAGAAGAGCTTCCACACGGACAGTGTTACACAGGGGTTCAACCTTTCCGGCGTTTCGGACATCTTCGAGGGGATGCTCCGGGAGGGGCGGATCCGGGACATGGACGACAACGATCTGCTGAAGATCCACATGGCGGACAGCGCCCAGCAGATGGAGAGCAACGCGGAATATGCTCATCCGCGGAAAAAGCTGGTCAAGATCAGCCGGGCGGCCCACGTGGACGGCATGGCGGCGCTCCTGGACGCGATGGCCATGAGGCAGTTCAAATGGGCGGAACTGGGGCAGAGGTTGACGAACAAGGGAAAAGCTCCGACGAACGCGGGACAGTAAGAGGTGAGGGAGAACATGGGACTTTTTGAGAGAATCTTCGGGAAGCGGGAGCCTCCGGTGACCGTGAAGGAGAAGGCCACCGTCTTCAGAATGCTGGACGGATACGTGCCGGCGTTCCGGACCTGGAACGGATCGATTTATGAATCCGACCTGATCCGGGCCGCGCTGGACGCGCACGGGAGACACGCGGCGAAGCTGAAGGTGAACATTCAGGGAAACGCGCAGTCCGGACTTCAGAACAAGCTGAGGATCCGCCCGAACAGCTTCCAGACCTGGTCAAAATTTTTATACCAGACAGCGGAGATCCTCTACGCAAGGAACACGGTCTTCATCGTACCGACCCGCGGGGAATACGGGGAGGTCACCGGCGTGATCGACGTGATCCCGGACACCTGGGAACTGGTGGAGTTCAAGGGCGATCCGTGGATCCGCTTCCACCTGCCGGAGAACAAGCGGGCCGCAGTGAAGCTGGACGAGTGCGGGATCCTGACCAGGTATCAGTATCGGAGTCCGCTGTTCGGCGAAGGGAACGACGCCATGAAGGCCACGCTGGACCTCATCGAGATGCAGCGGCAGGGGATTACCGAAGGGATCAAAAACGGGGCCAGCTACCGCTTCAGCGCACAATCGGACAACTGGGCGAGCGACGAGGACCTGTCCTCCGAGATGGAGCGGTTCAACCGCTTCACCTTCGGAAACAGGAAAACCTCAGGCGGCGTGATCCTGTTCCCGAATACCTACACGAACGTCCAGCAGCTGAAACAAGAGTCTTACAAAGTGGACGCTGATCAGCTGAAACTGATCAAGGACAACGTTTACGACTATTTCGGCGTAAACGAGGACATCATTCAAAACAAAGCCTTCGGCGATGCCTGGCTCGCCTTCTATGAAGGATCCGTGGAATGGTTCAGCGTCCAGCTCAGCGAGATCCTTTCCGCGATGATCTTCACGGAGCGTGAACGGCAGTACGGGAACCAGGTCTTCCTTTCCAGCAACCGGCTTCAGTACATGAGCAACAGCGACAAGATGAGCGCGATCAGTCAGCTGGCGGACCGCGGCCTGGCCACGCGGAACGAGCTGCGGGAGATCCTGAATCTGGAACCGATGCCGGCACCGTACGGGGACCAGATCCCGGCGAGGGGTGAGTATTACGACGTTACAAATCCGCCGGAGGACAAGGCACCGGCGGAGGATCAGAACGGAGGGGAAAACGATGAATAAAGAGACACGGGCCTTCAGCTTTGAGGTGAGGGCGGAGGAAAACGAACAGCACGGCACATTTATTACAGGCCTGCCGATCGTTTTCGATCGCGCGACGGACCTGGGATGGTGCCAGGAGACGATCGCGCGGACCGCGCTGGATAACACGGACCTGCGTGACGTGCGCTTCCTGATCGGTCACGATACTTCTATGGTTCCGCTGGCGCGGAGCCGGAATAACAACGAAAACTCTACCATGCAGATGACGGTAACGGAGCGGGGACTGGAGATCCGGGTGGATCTGGACGTGAAGGGAAACCCGCGGGCGGCAGAGCTTTATTCCGCGGTGAGCAGGGGCGATATTTCCGGAATGTCGTTCATGTTCGTCGTCGATAAAGACAGCTGGGCAGACGTAGAAAGCGACTATCCGAAAAGGACAGTGGAGAGCATCTCCCGCGTCCTGGAGGTGAGCGCGGTCGCCTTCCCGGCGTATGAAAGTTCCGAGATCCAGGTTGCTTCTGAAGACACGGCACTGGACAGTGCGCGGGCCTCGCTGGAGAGCGCAAGGCAGAAGCTGGCGGAGGAACGGGCGGCTGAGGAAGCCGCAAAAGCAGCCGAACAGGCTGCAAAAGCCGAAGAGGAACGCCGGACGGCGGCTCTGGAACGGCTGAACAATCTGATCGGAGGTATCAAACCATGAGTGAACTGATCGAAAAGACCGTTGAGGAGCTGGAAGCCAGGCAGGCGGAGATCGCCGGCATGGAAACCGAAGGCGTCGAAACGGACGAGATCGAAGAACGCGCGAACGAGCTGGAGGCCATCCAGGGAGAACTCGAAGCGCGGAAAACTGCCGAAGCCCAGCGGGCTGAGGAAGAACGCGCCGTCGCGAATGGCGCCGGCGAAACCAGAGAAAAGCATGAGGAGGACAAGAAAATGGATAACCTGGAAATCCGCAACACGCCCGAATACATGGACGCGTTCGCCAACTACATCAAGACCGGTAACGACAAGGAATGCCGGACCCTTCTGACGACCAACGCGAGCGGCACCGTGCCGGTCCCGGCCCTGGTCGAAGAGATTGTGAAGACCGCCTGGGAAAAGAATGAGCTGCTGAACCGGATCACCAAGACCAGCTTCCGCGGAAACCTGAAGGTTCCCTTCGAGAAGAGCGCCGACGGCGCCTATGTTCATACCGAAGGCACCACGGGCCTCACTGAGGAAGCCCTGGAGATCGGTATCGTGACCCTGACTCCGGCCAACATCAAGAAGTGGATCCGGATCAGCGACGAAGTCGTGGCCATGGGCGGCGAGGGCTTTGTCCGCTACATCTACGAAGAGATCACCTACCGCATCCTGAACAAGCTGGTCAGCGAGCTGGTGAACAAGGTTGTGCTGGCGGAGGCCTCCCACGGTTCCACCGCGGTCGGCGTACCGGTGCTGAAGCAGGCTCCCGGCGTCATGACCATCGCAGACGCAACTTCCCTGCTGTCCGAAGACGCGCGTGATCTGTGCATCGTGATCAACCGCCTGTCCGAGCAGTCCTTCAACGCCGCCTACAAAATCGCGAACTTCGCGACTGATCCGTGGTCCGGTCTGCCCCGCATCTACACCTCCGCGCTGGGCGCCTACAGCTCCCTGAACGAGAACGGTGTATACGCTATCGTCGGCGACCTGAGCGCCCTCCAGGCGAACTATCCGGAAGGCGAAGGCATCGTGATCAAGTGGGACGACCTGTCTGAGGCTGAGGACGACCTGGTCAAGGTCGTGGGCCGTCAGTATGTCGGCTACGGCATTACCGCTCCCGGTAAGCTGGTCAAGCTGACCCATCCGGCCGCCTGATGAAAATCAGGATCCTGATCCGGCAGAAGATCGAGGGCGAGGTCGGGACCATCGCTGAGGTGAGTCCCGACCGGGCCTCCTTCCTGCTGGAAGCCGGAGCCGCGGAGAAGGTGGAGCCGAGGGAGCAGGCGAAACCGGAGGAAAAGGCGGCGAAGGCACCGGCGAAAGCCGCGAAGAAGACCGCAACGAAGAAAAAGTGAAAAGGAAGTAAGGAAGCATGAGGCTATTGGTGGCTGTTCCAACGGTGGACTATGTCCACGCGGAGTTCATGAAGTGCTTGGTGGACCTGCTTACGCAGCTGCACCGGGACGGGGTGAACGCGGACGTGAAGATCGTCAGCGGAACACTGGTGTATATCGCCAGGAACAAGATCGCGAGACACGCGATCAATGAAAACTACACCCATGTTCTGTGGCTTGACTCAGACATGACCTTCGGGCCGGGGATCGTGGACGACCTGCTGTTCTGCGGGAAGGAAATGGTCTGCGGCGCGTTTGTGGGGCGAAGGCCACCATACGGACCATGTGTATATACTTCCATTTCGGAGTTGCCGATGGGAAAGGTGCGGGAGTTCGGGACGGAACCCTTCCGGGTCGCCGGCTGCGGTTTCGCGGCGGTGCTGACGACGGTGGACCTCCTGAGAGAAGTGCAGCTGCGCTTCGGGACCTGCTTTAACCCGACGGAGAAATTCGGGGAGGACCTGGCTTTCTGCGACAGGGTAACACAGCTGGGAAAAGAGATCTGGTGCGAGCCGACGGTGAGGCCCGGTCACATCGCCCACATCCCGGTGTACGCGGGTGAGGACATGTTCGGGGGGCTGTTCGGATGATAAGAGTGCTGATCGCCGCGCCTTTACGACAGGGGATTAAGGTCTTCAAAGAATACCAGAAGGGCCTGGACGGCCTGATCATACCGGAAGGCGTGACCGCCGACCGGTTTTTTGTTGTGAATGACTGTGACGAGGTGATCCCGGAAATCCGGGACGCGGAGTACGTCGTGATCAACAGCGAGAACGCGATGATGTACCGGAACCATCTGTGGACCGGCGAACTGGTCAGCAACATGTCGGAGTACAGGAACATCACGATCCGGAAAGCGCTGGAGGGCGGGTATGACTACCTCTTCAGCGTGGATACGGACCTGATCCTGGAACCGCATACGCTGGAGTATCTGATGCGGGCGGACAAGGACTGCGTGGCAGGCCTGTTCTGGACGAACGGGTGGAGCAACGCGTGGATGTTCGACCAGGCGGAGGACAATAACAGGCCGGAATGGAAGGAGCCGGGGACCTACCGGATCGGGGGAAGCGGTGCGCTGTTCCTGATCAAACGGAAGGTGCTGAAGGCGGGCGTGGACTATACGCCGATCCCGAACCTGAAGAAGGCCGTATTCGGAGAGGACCGGCACTTCTGTATCAGGGCGGTGTGCAACGGATTTGAGATCTGGGCGGACAGCCACTGCCTTCCGGTACACCTGTACACGGACAAGGACTATGAGGACTACATGGCGGGGAGGATGACAACATGTTTTCGGAAGTGAAGGAGCTGCTGACTTTTATCGACGGGGATGACTACGACGCGAAGATCATCGCGGAGATCAAAGCCTGCGCCCTGGATCTGACAACCAGCGCGGAGATCGTGCTGCCGGGAACGATCGCAATCACGCGGACCCAGAACGCCCAGACAGGCGTCTGGACGGTGACGGATAACAGCGACATCACGGATGAGCTGATCATAAAGACGTTCGCGGTCTGGTGCGACAAGGAGATCGGAAACCCGCCGAACAGGGAGCAGCTGGAGAGGTCCTACAGGAGCCTGAAGGGCCAGCTGCGGGTGAGCAAATACTACACGAGCTACGGAGGAGGCGGCGAAGATGAGGATGATGACCAGCTGTGACCTGATCACATTCTCTCCGGATGCCCATGAAGTCGGATCCGCCGCGACGGAAACAACGCGACGGGTGAAGGTCCAGGAGCTGAGCCTGACACAGGCGGAAGCATACCAGGCCGGAGGTGAGGGGCTGAACCCGGAGGCGAAGCTGCTGATCCCGTACGACAGGGAATACAAAGGCGAGCGGGAGCTGGTTTACAGGGGGGAACGCTGGCGGGTGATCCGCACGGATCCATACAAGGAGTGGAACGGCGTGATCCTGCTGATCCGGCGGAAAGAAGGCAACGCCGGGGGGAGTGTGGTGAACAGATATGGGTGATACTTATTCGAGCCTGGTCGCGGCGATGAAAGCGCTGACGCAGGGAGAATCACCGGCGGAGGTGATCACGCTGCCCATGGCGGAGGACGAGTGGAACACGCGCCCGAATGCGGAAAGCTACGGGATCATCAGCCTGGACTTTGAGGCTGACAGCCTGGACGGGGACGACGCGAAGCTGGACGTCAGCATGGAAGGCAGCGTGGATCTGTTCAGCCACAGCAGAAGCGGCGCGGGATGGGTGGAGAAGATCAAGAAAACCCTTGAAACCTATTGCGGAGCATGCTGGAGCCTGAACTCGCACATGTATGAACGCGAAACGGGGCTGTTCCACTGGGAGTGGACATTCGAGGTGTTCTGACATGTCGTACACTGTGAAAACGGAAGGCATGGAAGAGCTTGAACGGGTGCTTTATGCACTGGGAGAGAAGGCCGAGAATATCGCTTCCGGAGCGCTGTACGAAGGCGCGGGGATCATGGCGGATGAAATGAAAAAGGACGCGGAGTCGATAAGAACCGCGCCTTTTCAGTATGCCGCCGAAGGGAAAACGCGCCTGCCTTCCCCGCAGGAGAAGGCAGTGGTGACCGGGGCCGGGAAGTTGGGCATCGCAAAATTCAGGAAAGAAGACGGGGAAGTGAACACTTCCGTCGGGTACGGCCGCAGCGGATACGCGGAGATGGCCGGAAAGATCGTGCCGATCCCGCTGATCGCCAACTCCATTAACAGCGGAACGAGCTTCATGCAAAGACAGCCTTTCGTCCGGAAAGCAAAGAACAGGGGCGGAAAGCGGGCGATGGAAGCCATCAAGGAAACCATCGAGAAAAAAGTTGAGGAACTGATTAAGGAAAACGGAGGATGACAACATGAAACCGAATGTGGGAATGGTTTATCCGGTGTGCGCTCCGGTGAACACGTACACGCCCGGTACCAGCATTACCTACTCGAACGGGTCCGTGGTCAGCGAGGCCAGAAGCGCCAGCATCAGCTGGGACCGCTCCGACGGCGAGTTCTACGGTGATGACATTCTGCTGGATACCGATAACGGCGTTACCGGCTATACGATTGACTTCGAGCCGGCGGGCCTGACGGACTCGATCCGCGCGACACTGCTGGGCGAAACGGCGGCGAGCAGCGAGTATTCCATCACCGACGCGGCGGCGCCCTATGTGGGCTTCGGCTACATCCGCGTGATGAGGGAGAACGGAACGAGCGGCGTGACCACCACCTATGAAGGATGGTGGTACTACAAGGTACAGTTCAGCGTAAACAGCGAGGAAACCCGGACCAAGGAGCGGACCCTGGAGTGGCGGACGCCCACCCTGAGCGGAAGAGGCTCCGGTGTGCAGCTGAGCAGCGCGGCGACGCAGACCTTCGCAGTCCATGAGAGCTTTGCCACGCTGAGCGCGGCGAAGACCTGGCTGAACAGCAAGGCGAGCATTACCTAAAGAGACACGGGGCGGAGGATAACGCGGAAAGCGCCTCCGCTCCGGTTTTTTCAGAAAAAGGAGGAAAAGGAAGCATGGCATCCATCAAACTGAAGGGACGGACCGTCCCGCTTTTATACACAACGTACGAAATGAAGCAGCTCCAGGAGGAGATCGCGCCGCTGGGGAAGATCCAGTACGCGGTGCTGGGGCAGAACCCGGAGGATGAAAAGGATGACAGCCTGTTCGGCGGGCCGGAGCATCTGAGCGCGGTGGCGAAACTGATCCGGATCCTGGGGAACGCGGGGCTGGAGGAAGCCGGCGAGGCACCTGACCTGACGGACAAAAAGGTCATGAGGGCACTGAAGCCGACGGAGCTGGTGGAGGCGGTGAACGCCTGCACACGGGCGATGAACGAGGGCATGGCCACGGAATACCCGGAGAAGACGCCGGAGGGTCCGGTGGACGTGACCCTTGAGGAAATGAACAAAAAAAAAGAGAAGGAAGCCTGACCTACCTGCTGGTTGTCAGCTGGGGACTGATCGCCGGGCTGAGCCTGGAGGAGATCCACCGGATGAAGCCCGGCGCGGTCATGGACCTTTTTCTATACAGAAGACAATATGACGACATACTGCACTGGATAACGAGGGAGTGAGCGAATGGCAACTACTGGCGTAGACGTGAAGATGGGGGTCAGCGGGATCTCCCAGTTCCGGCAAAACATGAAGACCGCCCAGACGAGCGTGAACACCCTCGACCAGGCGTTGAAGTTAAACGAGAAACAGTTCAAGCAGACAGGCGACGCACAGGCCTACATGGAGGGCAAGACGAACGCCCTGAAGGAGAAACTGGAACAGCAGAAGATCGTCCTTCAGAACGCGGAAAAGGTCCTCAAGGACATGAAAGACAATGGAGCGACGCCGGCGAGCGCGGCGTTCCAGAGAATGCAGCAGACCGTACTGAAGGCGAAAAGCGACCTGATCGATACGGAAATGGCGCTGGAAAACGTCGGGACAGCCGGGGACGAGGCCGCGAACAGCGTCGACGGGATGAACACCCAGCTGAAGAACATCGGGAAGCAGGTCAGCTTTGAGACGATCAAGACCGGACTCCATGACATTACCACTCTGATGGAGAACGCCGCCAAGAAGGCGTTTAACCTGGGGCGGGAAATTGTGAACGCGACGCTGGGCGCGGGACAGTGGGCGGATGATCTCCAGACGGAAGCGGACAGATGGGGCCTGACGCCGGAAAAACTGTATCGCATGGAGCAGACGGCGCGGATCATCGACACGGACGCGGAGACGATCCTCCAGGCCAGGAAGAAACTGACCGGTGCGATGGGCCGGGAGTCGAACGAGGACACGATGGGCGCCTTCGCGGCGCTGGGCCTCGATCCATCCCAGTGGCACGGGGATGTCGAGGGCCTGTTCTGGCAAGCCGGGGAGGGCCTGCTGAACATCGAGGACACCGTGGTCAGGAACAAGTACGCGATGGCCCTGTTCGGGAGGAGCTTCGAGGACCTGATGCCGCTGTTCAAAGCCGGGCGGGACGAGTATGAGGAAACCATGCGGACATGGAGCTGGGTCGGAGACGAACAGTTCCAGAACCTGACGGCGATGGACGACCAGTATCAGCAGATGGAGAGCGAGTGGCAGGCTTTCCAGCGGCAGTTCGAGGCCGCACTGGCACCGACGCTGACCAAGGCGATGGAGATCCTGACGGGCCTTTTCCAGCAGTTTAATGAATACCTGGCGACACCTGAAGGAAAGCAAATGCTGGAGGCCATGGGGAACGCGCTAACGGGTCTGGTGGAGGATCTGGCGAACATTGATCCGGAGTCGGTGGTTGGAGGACTGAAGGCTGTATTCGACAAGCTGATCGAGGGTTTTGAGTGGCTGGCGAATCCGGAAAACAGGAGCAAAGTGACGGGATTCATCAAAGCCTTTGGAGAGGCGTTTGTCGCTTTGAAGGGGATGGAAGTTATCACAACGGTGGCGAAACTCCTGAGCGCCCTGGGAGGACTGGGCGGAGGCGCGGAACTGGGAACGACCGTCGGCTCGTCGCTGGGGCGTATGGCGATCGGGGCGCTGGTTAAATCTGTCCCGTGGATCGCGGGCCTTTACACACTGCTGAAACCGGGGTCGACGAGCGACGACCTGGGAAACGGCGACCTGTTTGATGAAGCAGGAAAACTTAACGCGGCAGCGCTGGAAGCGTCCGGGGTAAAAATTGTTAATGGCGAGGCGCAGATGATCGCGCCGACACAGTTCCACGGAAAATTCAGCCAGAGCCAGTATGAACTGCTCCAGAATTACTGGGACAAATACAGAAGTGGAACGTCCACAAATGAAGACTGGGCCGCGCTTCAGAAGGCATTCGGCTACGGATCCGGAGGCGGCATGTGGGACAGGTTCACGGAACTGGCCGCGGGGATGTATCAGCTTGACAGGACGATGGAGGATCTGCCGGAGACACTGTTCGCTGATCCGGCGGGGCGCAGCGGGACCAGCGAGATGACCGCGGCAGCGAACAACATGAAGGGCCTGCCGGCGGAGATCGCGCTGGCCGTTGAGAACGGAATGAGCCGGGTGAAGATCTACATCGACGGGTTCACGGCGGGCCAGGTGCTGACGCCTTATGTAAGCACCGTGCAGGGGAGCATGCTGGCGGGATTTTCAAAATAAGTAAACGGAGGCGATCCGATTGATCCTTAATAGACGGGTGGCGCTGGGAGGCGTACAGCTGGACGAGATCCATGAGCGGATCGTGATCCGGAACATCGACGCGGGGGTCCCGCATGAAAACGTCCAGGCGGTTAACCGGATGGGCGGCTTCGGCCAGCGGGTGACGACGCAGCACTGGGAAAGTAAGGACGTGCTGGTCAGCTTCGCGATTGATGTCCCGAAGTACGACTTCGCGGCGCGGAGGCAGATCTGGGACGACGTGATCAGCTGGGCGCTGAGGAAAGGCTGGCTTACCTGTAACGAGGTGCCGGGGAAGCGGATGTACGTGGACAAGGTGGTACTGCCGGGGATCGGCGACCTGTGGGAGTGGACGAACGAGTACACGCTGACCTTCAGGGCCTACGCGGTTCCCTTCTGGCAGGACGAAACAGCGGCGCAGGTGGTGAACAACAACATCACCAGCGGGCGGATGTGGCTGGACGTTCCGGGACACTTCACGACGGTGGCGGACGTGCAGCTGAAGAACATCAGCGGAATGACGATCCCGAACCTGAGCGTGAACGCCGGCGGGAGCGCGATTGCGCTGAACGGGGTAAACCTGACGGCGAGCGAGACGCTGACCTTCAGCCACGGGACGGACGGATACCTGCGGATCACCGCGGGGAGCCGGAACGTGTACAGCTACCGGACCGCGGGAAGCGCGGACGATCTTTATCTGGATCCGGGAAGCCGGGCGATTGACGTGAGTGCGACACGTGCGGTGAAGGCCACCGTGACCGCCTTCGGGAGGTATGCTTAATGATTCTTCTGAACGGACACGGACTGACGCCGGTCCGGGGCGTTCCGGCGGAGGCGCTGAGCCTCCAGCTGAAGGAACGGGACGCGACGGCCAGCCTGACACCCCTGGACATGACCGGGATCGGGATCGGGAGCTGGATGCTGGACGACCGGGATCCGGGGCGCGGAATCGTATGGCGGGTGAAGGGCATCCGCCAGGTCTTCGCGACCAGAACGCCGACGGTGGACCTGGAACACGCGATTAACACGCTGCGGGACAGGATCCTGTTCGGAGAGATCAAGGCCGGGACGATCACCGGGACCGGAAGCAGCACCTGCACCGCGAAACAGGCGATCCAGTACATCCTGAGACAGCAGAGCGACTGGGTGCTGGGGCAGTTCGATTTCAATGTAAGTAATCCATACAAATTTGACGGGGACACGCTGTACGACGCGCTGGAAACCGTGAGCGACAGCCTGGACGGGGCGTGGTGGTCCTACGATTTCAGCAGTTATCCTTTCAAGCTGAACATCACAAGGGCGCCGTCAGGGGTCGCCTGTGAGCTGCGGGCAGGGCGGAACCTGAACACGCTGACGAAAACCGTGGACAAAAGCTCCATGTATACCCGCTTCTATCCGATAGGCGCGGACGATTTGCACATTTCGGGCGGAGGATACGTCGAGAGAAACGTGAACCTCTACGGGATCGTCAGCAAGGTCGAGACGGACCAGACGCTGACCACAGAGGCGGAGCTGCGGGCCTGGGCGAACGAGCGGCTGAACAAACACGCGGAGCCGAGGGTGACGATCACGGCGGAGGGCGTGGAACTGGCGAACGCAACCGGGGAACCGCTTGACCGGCTGACCCTGGGAAGGATCTGCCGGATCCCGCTGCCGGAGTTTTCAACGAACATCGAGGAGCGGATCACGGAGATCAGCTATCCGGACAAGGTCCACCAGCCGGAGAACGTGAAGTTGACTCTTGCAAACAGCCAGGAGGACGTGACCCGGATCATCGCGGAAAGCATGAAGCGCGGGGGCCGGGGAAGCCGGGCGAGTACGCGCCAGGACAAACAAGACCATGCGTGGTTTGAAGATACGAACGACCACGTGGCCATGTGCGCCGAGGGAATCATCGGGCGGGACGCGAGTGGAGAACCGAACTGGACAAGGCTGAGCCAGATCATCGTGGACGGCGAAGGGATCCACCAGCGGGTCCAGAGCATCCGGAACGATGTGGTGATCGCGGAGGCCGGGATCGAGATGCATGAGCGGGAGATCAGCCAGTTCGTGAAGGCGGTCGGTAAGGACGGAAAGATCACCGCGGCGTCCATTGTGCTGGCGATCAACACAGCCGGCGAGAGCGAGGCGCGGATCGACGCGAACAAGGTTTACATCGGGAACACGAAGTCGACCACCGTGATCAACGGGAAGCTGAACGCCTCCGACGTGACGGCAGAGTACCTGAAGGCCAAGCTGGCGAACGTAAGCAACCTGGGCGTGGCGAGCCTGTACGCCGGGGCGCTGTACGTCAAGGACCAGAACAGCGGAAACGTGAACGTGGCCGGAGGCTTCCACGGGGCGTACATTTCCAGCAGCGGGAACACCTACACCCTGCACCTGCTGAAGATGGACAACACGTACTACTCCCCTCCCTCCGGGTATTCACTGGATTTTAGCCGGGCCGTCTCCAATTGGAATGGTAGCGGGTGGAGCAACGGCAGATTCACGGCGAAAGCTAACCCGCAGAACCAGACCTTCTGGACGGAGATCGTGAGCGGAGGCGCCACCTGGGACGGCCTGACGGCGACGATCCCGATCCAGGCGATCGACCAGGATCAGCAGAGTGTACAGTACAACACGGGGCGAAACGTTTACGCGACATTTACTCCCGACTGGAGCTACAGCAGTGCAATCACCTTCAGCAGCTCAGAGCCGACCGGGACGTTCGCCAAGTCCTACAGCGTGAACAAGAATTACGCCTGGGGATATTTCACGGTGACGATGAGCGGAGAACAGAAGCGGATCAAGCTGCACATGATTTAAGGAGGCAGAAATGGACCTGAAGGAACGGATCACGGTGGTGATCAACACGCTGCAACAGCTGGAGATCAAATCCACCTATGACAACATGAACTACCTGCTGGGGAGTATCCAGGAGCTGAGGCGGATATCGGCGGAACTCCAGACGGAGGAAGAGGAGGGTGCTGGCAGTGAATGAGATCATATTCGCGGACGAAACCGTACTGACAGACACACATGTTCTGGTGGTGGGACCGACGGACCTGTTTGTGTACATCCAGAAGGAAGGCATGACCTTCGCCGCGGCCTATGAGATCCTGAACAAGCCGGAGCGGACGGCGAAGATCACAGCGGTGCTGATTGACGGAAGCGAGAAAACCTATGAGGGCTACACGGAACTGATCGGCCTCCGGAAGGAAGACGACGGTCAGGTGACGGCCATCCTGAGGAGGGGCGAAAATGTTTAGCTACAACGACACGGCGACGGAGATCACAATGCATGCCGGGGACACGGGCGCGTTCAAGGTGAAGGCGACGAGAACCAGCGGGACAGACTGGGACGAGTATGACCGGATGCTGTTCACGATCAGCAACACCGCCGGGGATATCATGCTCCAGCGGTTCTACAGGCTTGACGATGACGAAGGCCTGGGAAACGGCGTGGTCGAGATCCAGTTCCACAACAATGACACGGACGAGTGGGATCCGGGCCAGTACAACCTGGAACGCAGGTATGACGTTCACCCGTACTGGGACGGGACGCCGCCGGAGGGGATGTGCGTAAACGCGCTGACCGCCGGGGTGAGGATGATCGAAGGCGACGTGGTTCGGACCGTGGTACAGGGAACCCTGACAATCCTGGGCGTCCTGGGCGACATTTAAGAGCGGGAGGATAAGACAATGAGCGAACTCAATGAAGTCATCGAAGAAGTTGTGCAGGACGCGGAAGTCATGACCGTGCCGATCGACGACACCCTGACGATCTCCGGGGAAGCGGCGGACGCGAAAGCCGTCGGCGACGCTTTGGCCCTCAAACAGGACAAGTCCGAAGCGGTGAACATCCAGGTGAACGGACAGAGTCCAGATAACCAGGGGAAGATCATCATCGACGGAACGGACATTAAGATGAGTTCCAGCGACAACACCACGCTGAAGGCGAAGATCGAGGCCGTTGACGGGAAGACCGGGGCGACGATCCCGCTCTCCACCGCGGTGGGCGCCCCGACGATCAGCGAGGCGATCGAAGAAGCCGGCGGGAAGACCGCGAACGATATCCCGATGGCCAGCGGAAGCCAGGTCACGGTGGCGGGGAAGATCGCCGCGATGGAAAACACGGAGGCCAGCCTGAGCGAGAGCCTGACGGCGGTGGCGGCAAGGACCGCGAACGATATCCCGATGTCCTCCGATGACGAGACTACGGTGAAGGCCGCGATCGAGGCCAGGCTGAAGAGCGTGAACGGGATCCTGGGCGACGCGGACGGGGACGTCTACGTGGATGAGGTCCCGTTTGCGGACAACCTGCGTTCTTCCCTGGCACAGAACACGGTCGGGACGTTCAACCTCCGGACCGCGGGCGGATCCGCTTCCATCCAGGACGGCGACGCCTGGCTGACCGGGATCCGGGGCAACCGGACACACGTCGGTTATGTTCCAGAAAGCATCACGATGACCGTGACGCCGGTCGAGCGCGAAGAGGGAGAGGACAGCATCACCGCCACGATTGACCGGGACACCTTTGTGGCTTATGTCGCCACGTCCGGAACCACCACGCTGACATACACGACCAGCTGGAGCGCAAGCCCGGCCCTGTACGGGATCACAGTGACCGGAACTCCGAAAAGCGGCGACGTGATCACGGTGGTTTATGTCAAGGAAGAACGCGGAACGATCTACCAGAGTACGCCGGCGACGTTCGTGGCTACAGGCTGGAACCTTTACCAGCATTCCCTGGGATACGCCAGGGTCGTGAAATACTCCGACGTCTACGGGTACTGTATCGAAGGAACCTACACGGCGGTGAAATTCGCGACCACCGTGGACGGTACGCAGAGTACGATCACGCCTGTGGACGGCTATTTCAATGTCCCGTCGAACGGATACGTATTCGTTACAGGCGGATCCGCGAGCGATACGGAGATCTACCTGACCTGGAGCGACTGGCAGGACAGCGCGGAACATCCGGAATTTGAGGAGTACACGGAGAGCGTGATCGACTTCAGTTCTATCATGTCCACCTATTTCCCCTACGGCCTGCTGCGCGTCGGGGATATCCGGGACGAGATCGACCTGAACGTAGGGCTGGCGATCAGCAACGTGGAGCGTCTCGCCTATTCGGCGGAGAATCTGGCCGTCGCGATCGCGTCCGGTAGGACGTATGAGTGCGACGAAAATTATATCTACCTGGCCAGGGCCACGGCGGTTTCCAGCGAGATCACTCTGGACGGCGCGTATTCAGCGTACGATCATGGTATCGAATACTTTACCGGAACAACGGTGCCGGTCTATACCATCATCCTGTATGGAAACAACCTGAAGAACAAGCTGGAGCGGGACGTGCTGACGATCTCCGCTCAGGAGCTGAACAGCACCCAGCAGGAGCAGGCCAGGGAGAATATCGGGGCAGCGAGCGAGGCAGATCTTATTACCTTAAACAGCAATTTAACCCCGAAAGCGATTACATTTACACCTGTACAAAATGTTACGATTGGTCTTGGTGGTGCTTTTCAAATTGGGCGTGTTGTGTTCTTTAACTTCCGTCTTAATGTATCTACTGCAATCGCTAATGGTTCGCTTGGGACATTTACACCAAAACCGAAATCAGATTTTGCGAAAACTTCGCTTGTCGGATTTGCCGCAAATGGTCGGGATTTGAGCAACAATAACCTTGCTTTGTATGGTTATATCGGAACAAATGGCGTTCTGTCCCTTATGGGGACAGGTGGTGTTTCTTGCCCCGCAGGATACCACATGATTACTGGTTTCTTTGTGACGGATGATTAGTTAACTATTCGCAATAAAGGAATCCTTCGATGTAATACGAACCTGCCGCCAAACTTGTGCCGTTGTAAAGTTTGTTGCCAGACGCATATAGCACTTGACCAATCTTCACCGTTGAAGATGAAGTATATATGTCGATTCTTCCATAGAGAGTCGTTACCCCTGCAATTGATATTACTTCTTGATAAGGGTTCGTGACTCCGTTGGCGGTATATAGCAAACTCAAAAATATAATATTTCCGCATCGAAATGCATTGTACATCGTAAGCCCTGTGCCACTAACACTTGACTTAATATCCTTGTTTAACTTGCTGTTTAACGAAATTAAAAAACGAATTAGGAGGTGATTCAATGACACTCCTGGACCTTCAGAGAGCGCTGGACCGGATTCCGAATGTCGGGGCCGTAAACAAAGCCAGGCGGAGGGCAATCATCCAGCAAATTAACAGGCTGATGGCCGAAGAAGAAGGGAAGTAATAACCGGGAAACCGGGGAGAGGAGGCCGAAGATGAGGAAATGAAACAGATAACAAGGGATCAATACGTCCAGGGCGTGGAAGCAATCTACAGAGAGCAGCCGAAGTATAAGACCGGCGGAGACGGATCCAACGGCGAATGTGATTGCATCGGGATGTGCAGGGGCGCATTGAAACGCGGCGGGGCCACGGAGATCAAGAACATGAGCGGGACGAACGCGGCGGCGCGGAAGGCGATCAAAAACCTTCAGAAGATCGCCGGGAGTTCGGAGCTGATGATCGGCGACGTGGTCCTGAAGACCAGGGACAAAAACGATCCTTCGATGCCTCTGCCGGATAAATACCGGGAAGGCGGATCCGCGTACGATCCGATGCTGGGGGAGATCAACTTCACGCACATCGGAACAGTCACAAATAACTATCCGCTGGAAATTACTCACATGACCAGTCCATCAGCGAAGAAGGACACAAAGCTGGGGAACTGGACGTACTTCGGGGAGCTGCCATGGGTCGAATATGAAGCGGCACCTGAACCGCCTCCGGAGCCGGAACCACTGCCGGCGATGACGGCCATTGTGGTCGCCGAGAGCGGGAGCAAGGTGAAAATGCGGGCGAAACCTTCGACAAACTGCTCCATGTACTGGGAGATCCCGGTGGGGACCATGGTAGATTTGATAGAGAGAGGCGACAGCTGGAGCCGGATCAGATGGAACGGCATCAGCGGGTATATGATGAGCAAA